TTAATTTGAAATATCGTTGTATTCCTTGAAAAATTTATCTACTTCTGCCGGATCAAAAGCACTTGAATTTTTTGGAGCGGGGCCTCTATCATCATTATCTATATCGGTTATTAAACTATTTATAACATGCTTTCCACATCTTGCATCTAATGCTCCTTCAAATGATAATCCTAAATCTCCTAATCTTGATGCTACAATGTGATAAATGTTTTTTCTTGATAATGAGAACATGAAATCACATACCATAAGAACATTATATGATTCTGCAATATGTTCTCCATTTACAATTTTAGCTGATTCGGATGTTCTATTTGCTTGAGAGGGAACCCATGCTGGAACTCTATATTCATCTGCTATGTTTCTAATGTCTGTAAAGATTTCATCTAATGCAAATCTCTTCTCTGTCTTTGTTGATTTTAGTAATTTTGGATCATCTATAATGATTAATCCCGGCGAAATTCCTTGATGGATACACTGATCTAAATGTCCTCTGATAGTCATTGTAGATGCCTTGTATGCACCGTATTTCTTAATAATTAACTTGCCTGGTATTTCGTCCATTTTCTTATTAATGAAAGGCATATCATCCTTAGAAAGATTGTCCAATGATATATCTGTAATATATGCGTCAATCCTCTTTGAAATTTGAGTAGGATACAACTCCATAGTATAGTAAATTACGTTAACACCTAACTCCATAGCATGTGCAGCCAAAGATATAAGTAACCATGATTTACCTCCTTTTGGCGGACATAACACAACTCCTAATTCGCCATAAGATAATCCTCCTTTCATGTAAGAATTAAGAACAGGCCATGGAGTAGGTATCGGATTCCTATCATCTTCCATGTATCTATTTTCCAAAGTCTCCTCGTACATGTACCCTAAGTCTAATTCTGACCCGGCATTATGTGCTTTGTTTATTGCGGAGAATGCAGCATCGAAATCATTTCTCTTAACTAAATCAACAGCATTTCTTAAAGCTTTTACATACTCTCTATTTCTGCAAAACTCTACAATCTTATCTTTAACATGCTGCAAGTCCTTAGAGTCAGCAAAATCTAAAGAACTCTTAAGAAACATGTAGATGCTTTGAGCAAAGATTTTACTTCTTTCTGCTTGAGAATCATTTTCGTCACTATTTGCTAATTCCTTGATGTTTATTTTTAAAACATCTATTGTAGGTTGTAGTTTGTATGTCTCATAATAGTCATACATTTTTTCTACTACCCAAGACATTGCCTCATTCTCAAAATAATTAGGATCAAGGATGTCAATAATACGAGTAAAAAAATTCTCGTCATTAAGTAAATTGTACAAAACCTTCTTTTGAAAATCCGTACCAAAAGAATTTAATAAATTGGAAGTCATGTTTATGATTTTAATCTGTTTACAAAGTTTCTATGCCACGAATCAAAGTTTTCAATCCTAGAATAAAGTCCGTCAAAAGAAAACATCTGTCTGAATTCATAATCATAGCTAGAAGGAACAAATTCCTGCAATATTCTTCTTATTGCACTTTTTGTATGGTATGACACATCAACATTCTGTAGCTGAATTAGTTTGTAATTTAATTCTAACTTGTCAAAATCACTAATAAGATTGTCAAGACCTTTATATTTCTTACCTTCTGAAATTAAATCCTTTGCTCGAGTGTAGAAAAAATCCAAATCTTCTATCTTGGTATTTCTTATCTCCGGAAAGAATTTTATTATATTTTTTTCCCCTATAGAACCAAAGCTAGGGATGTTGTCACTGCGGTCTCCTATAAAAGATTTGTAATATACGAAGTTTTCCGGGATAATACCAAATTCTTCGACAACTTTTTTTGGAGAATACATAATTTTTTTTGTTGGGTTATAAACTTGAATGTTTTCTGAGACTAATTGTAAGTAATCTTTATCAGATGACATTATAAATTTGTATTTATAATCCTCTAATTCACTTGAGTTTACAAGTATAGAAATCACATCATCCGCTTCAACTCCATCCATAATCAATTGGACAACTGGTAGATTATTTAAATACTCTATGAGTCTCCTAATCTGCCTTTCCGATTCTTTTTCTGTGCTTTCTGTCTTACTCTCTGTTATCCTATTTAATTTAAGGCCCTTGTGTTTTCCGGATTTATATCCTTTGTACATTTTTTTTCTTCTTACGGAACCTCCTTGACCGTCAAACACAACAATTACTTTGTTTATATTATAAGTCTTGACAAAAGAAAACATGCTTTCTAGGAATCCAAATGCGCCTCCTATTGTATGTCCATCTGTATTTAATGTAGGATATGCGCAAAAACACCTAATAAACAAATTAGTTCCATCTATTATAAGGACAGTTTTTTCGGTAGACATGAATTTATGATTATCTAATAATTTTGATAAATCAATTGCCATCTCCTGTTTCTTCTATGTGAATAAATGGAGAAGAATCTCCTTCGTCACTACCATCTCTTTTAATATAAGTTGTAATATAGTAATCAGAAATATTCAATAATATATCTTTACGGATTTCCTCCCTAGAAAATAACTTATCATGAAAATCTTTTCTCTGGAAACGGATTTCCTCTATAACTTCTCCTGTTTCTCTGTTACAGAATTTATAAGTGTACCAGGGTCCGGAAGAAGTTGCGATACCTTTATCTTTCAAAAAGTCCATGATTGAACTTACATCATCAATTCCTGAATTATACATAATATTAAATGAAGCTTTTCTGTGAGGAGGTCCTATTCTATTTTTAATAATCTCTGCTTCTGTAGTAATACCTAATGGAAGATCCTTTTCTGGTCCTTGAATTTTACTTTTTTTAACTAACTTAACTCTTACAGAGGAGTGAAATCCAATTGCTTTGCCTCCGGAAGTAGTATAAGAGTCTCCCATTCCTGGTCTAGCTTGTAGATTCTGCCTAAGTTGATTTGTGAAAATTAAAAGTATTTTCTCTCTTCCTAATAGGTTCGTAAGTTTACGCATGGCTTTAGATATGATGATTGCCTTCTGAGTAGCCCATCCATCTTTTTCATAATTTCCTTCTATCTCATCTTTTGTTGATGCGCCCATGACTGAATCAACTACAATGGTAACAATTACATCCTTATTAGATGCTCTCATTTGCTCTATAATGGTTTCTACAGAGTTAAAAACATCTTCGATGACTTCGTGTTGGACATACACAAAATTCTTCGTTAAATCGACTCCTATAGCTTTTAGAAACTCTTTGCTTACTGAGCTTTCAGTATCTATGATAATACCAATCCCGCCCTTCTTTTGTGTTTCCTTTATAGCGTGAGCAGCTAATAAAGATTTTCCAGATTGCTCCAATCCTATTAATTCTATAATTTTACCTACAGGATACCCGCCATTCTTTCTATTTGAGATAGCCATATCTAATGTAGTACATCCAGTCGGTACAAAATCACTGACATTTGTAGGTGCTAGGGTCGAGTCTTCTAATTTGTAAGCTACCGTACCAATATCTTTTTTGTACTTAGCGTTTATTGCATCTATCAAAGATGATGCAAAAGATGTGTCAGTCCTCTCTTGGGAGGATTCCTTTTTCTTTGCCATAATTAACTTTTTTTTATATAGAATCTAGAAATTTAGAAAAATCGTCTTCGAGTGATTTGGTAGCTATAGGTTTTTCAACCTGTTTGTTCCTAATTTCTTCTGTGTTTTCCGAAACATTTGTACCACCTCGTACAATCTCATTTGATTCCGGAGCCTTGCTTTTTGAAAATAAAGAGCCTGCTAAAGAAGTTACCATTTTTTCAATCTCTTCTTTTGTATGGGTAACGTACAAGTCCTCAATATTTCCCACTTCTTCGTATTGTCTCTTAAAATCCTCAATAGTGTAGCCTTCTTCCGCTCTTTCTATCAAATTAGTCGGGCTTCTCTTTGCTGTAATTTCTACTCCACCTCCGGAAGGTTTGGTGATAACTAAGTCAGTTCCTATTTTTAAGTCAAAGATTTTTGACGAGTCTTCTCCTTCTTCCTCAAAAATAGTATTCATGATGTTGAATATTTTCTCGTAAGTCTTAGTGTTTACAGGCCATACCTTGATTCCTGACGATTCCTTTCCTCTTATTAGAATAGGAACATAGTAAAACTTTTGGGGAGAAAAATATTTAATAAATTGCTTGTTGTTCTCATAATCCTGTCTGTAAAGATTATTGGCAAATAATTCAGCCGGATCTTCTTTTTGGAAAGTTTTAGGAGATACAAACTCGTAATTTGCTAAACCTATCTTTGTGGTGTAATCTCTACCATGAATATAAACCATATAAAAAGGCCATTCAGGATCTTTTTTGTTTGGTACAATTCTAATAGTGGTAGAACTAGATGTAGGTCTCCAAATATAATCAAAAATGTTCTTACCTTTCTTTCTACCTGTAGGACCGGAGTTAGAAAGTTTACTCGCTTCTTGTTTGAAACGTTCTGCAAAATTACTCATAACTATATAAATTAAATGTTAGAAATATTCTTTTTGTAAAGGAATTTTAAATCTATTATCCTTAAGCCATCAGATCCTGTAACAATCAGGCAATTATCATAAGCATACCAGTCAATCTTGTAATTGACATCAGGTTTACCCCCGTTAGATTGCTCTATAAGTGTATTAAGACCATTTAAAGTAAACAAAGTACCTGTTTCTTTATTTCTATGTAGTATTAAAGTGGACGGAAGTAAGATAAAATCTTCCTCCTTAATAACATTATAACTTAAAATTAGTTCATCATTATCCGATGCATTCCTAAAAACAAAGACACTATCGTTTGTTATCTCATAAGTGTTTCTAATTGTCTTTAATGTACTTTCTATAAAATGCGGGTGGCAAAAAGTACATAATAACTTTGTGGGTTTTCTCTCAATCATGCTTTCACGTTTTCCAAATCAATAGATTTCATGTTAAAATAGTTTTTTCCAATCTTCACAGATGAGTTAAACCCGCAATCGTTTATTATCTTTTGTATTCCACTTAAAGTTTCCAGTCCATCTTCTCTGTCAAAATCCAATAAGAAAGAATCATATACATATAATACGATTTGCGTTTTTTTCGACTGCAAATATACAATAATTTTTCTAATAATATCAAAAAAATGCTCAACTTCCATTAATTGTATAACATAAGAGAATAATTTTCCTTTTGTGTAGGAATAATCGTCCTTTAAATTCGATAATTTTAAAGTTCTTACGCAATAGGGGACTGTAATCTCCTTATTTTGAACCATTTCCTTATATATCGAATCTCTATATTTATACAATGCATCAAAGAAAGGAATTTTTTTAGCATCGCTTCTTTCAGAATAAATATTAGTAAATGTTATTTTTTTTGCCTCATCGTATTCTTGCGGGGATATATTATGTTTATTAAAATAGATTTTTGCTAAATACATGTGAACATCCTCCTCTTCTAGTTTATACCCAATAGCTTTTGCAATAAGATATAAATGAAATGACTTAATATCAAATTCAATTAACATTCCTCTATCATGCTTAGAAATGAATCCTAAGCGATGTTTTTCATCTTTTGGTACTGCACTAAGGTTAATGCCATTAGATGTCCCTACGGGCCTTCCTGTGGCGTTATATAGCATGTATTTAGGATGTAATAAAGATGTTGTTAATTTTTTATTGTAAACTTCATTTATTTGAGGAATGTCAATGCAAATTCCATTATCTCTAATATGAT